AACTTTGTCATAGCGTCCTCAAATGAGATATTGAAGAACGAAGAAATATCATAACCGAGCTGGGTGAGGTTCTTCGACATGAGATACGCCTTGTCGCTTGCCACACCGAAACCGCTGATAATGGTATTGAACACACCTTGATTTCGCATGAACTCGCCCGGGTCGATACCCAAAAGCTCACTCACCTGTTCGGCGTATTTCTGTGCTTCGCTTGCATAATCGCCCATTGAAGCTGTGAACAGGTTTAAATCCTCGATATACTGGTTAGACTGCGTAACCCACGAAGCAATCGTACTCGCCGCACCCTTTACCACATTCATAGCCATACGGCATTTCGCCCACAGGTTAGCGTAACTGTCAGCCGCCTTGTTATTCGAGGTCGGGAGACTGTTTGTTGCCGTAACCGTGCGTCTGATATTTGCCGGGAGCTGTGAGAACGCCGCAGACACCGTATTGAGCTGATTTGCCAGCGGTGCGAGTGCGTTCGACAACTGCTGTATCTGACTTGTGAAGGTAGACCAGTTCACGCTGTTAAGCGTCTGTGCCAACTGCGGAATCTTATTGAGCTGTGTGATTGCACTCGAAAGCCCGGAGGACTTACCGAGACTGCTCAAAGGCTGTAACGCCGTAGACAGCTTATTCAATCCCGACAAATCGGCAGTATTCAGAGAAGAAGCGGCAGAGCCGATGTTCTTTAACTGATTGCCGATAGAGGACGAGATTTTCAGACTTCCCAGCGAGGACAATTTCTGCAAACTGTCAGCCAGCTTGTCAATCTTATCTGCGGAACTGCTATCCATTGTTTGAAGGGCGGTGTTAAGATTTCGTAACTGGTTTGCTACGCTTGTTAATCCAACACCGCCCTTCGTTGCCGTTTTGAGTTTTGACAAAGAAGCGGAAAGAGCGTCTATGCCGCTGACGGCAGAAGTGGAACTGGACTGGACTTCCAGCTCGAGACTTTCAATCGTTGTTGACATATTTACTCACTCCCTTCAAATCGTTTATTGTTCTGTACCATATATGCTTGCATATACCGTACACCCTTTTCAGAGTTTGCCTTTTCCTTACGCTCCTGTGCGTCCTTGACCGTCTTTTTATTGATGGGGTACGCTTCTTCGACATAAGGTTTGGCTTTTGTTCCCTTTTTGGCGAAAGCCCGGAGAATCGGAGAGAGACGAGAGATTGCGTCATAGATATACATACCCTGTAACCACATTTCTTGATTTACCCTCTCCCGGCGAAGCTCCTCTGCTTCCCGGTAATACTTTACGAGCAGACAATCGCCGTCCCAGTATTGTTCTTCCGTCATGCCTATTGATAAGTAATAGGGGAACTTCTTGCAAAATGCTTCCTCATACGAAAAATGGGGAGCAGAGCGATTACCACGCTCGCTCCCCTCGTTAGCGGATTCATCAGACGGAGAGTTACTTACCAGCTCGCCGTCCAGCTCACGTTTCCCTCGGTCTCCTCTGGTTCTTCGACAAGTGCCATAATCGGCTCGTTATACATTTCTGCCAGCTTGCCGATAAGCTCCTCTTTGTTCGTCATGTTCGCAAAGATTTTGTCGATAACTTCCTTCTTCTCAAACCTGTGGTGAGCAAGGAAAGCACCCTCAAAGAGAGCCGGGAGAGTAGTCATGGGTTTGTTCTCCACCTCTGCGGCAACAAAACCGTTCTTCTCCATCTGCGTGACTGTTCTGCGAGTAAACTCGAGAGTATAATCCTTACCCTCATAGGTAAATTTCAACTGTTTCGCCATGATATAATCCTCCTAATCATTTTCAATAAAATACCGCCTGTGACGGTCAGCCCTCCGCAAAGGTACTGGGTTGATTTCCACACTCGTAGCCTTAACCGTTGCTCTCGTCCATGCTGATAGGCGTTGACGGTGCAATGGTGATTGTCATATCGACAACCTCGTTCGTGCCGCCGCCGTTTGCATAAACGGAAAGAGCACCATTGAACTTGAACTTACCGTCACTACCTGTCGGAGTAACAGTATCGCCGCTCTCTGTGCCGCCGAACCATACAGCATACTGCTTGTCCTGTCCGTCAAGAGCTTTCAGTGCCTTGTAATCAGCCAGTGTGTAGTTCGCTGTGAACTCGAGAGCGTCAATGGACTGAATACCCGGGATATAAGTCTGCATTTTGTCAGACAGGGTTGTGGTCTCCAACAGCTCGGGAGAGCCGCCCAAATCCGGGAACTCCTTAATGTCAATTAGCTTCTCCCATGCGGAATCGTTTTTCTGCATAAGAAAAATCTTATAAGTGCTAATAGCCATGATTTTTACCTCCTGTAAATAACATTTTCTTTAGATACGATTGCCCTGTACCTTGCTACCATTCGATAGATTGTTGCGTCCTCCTCGTTCGGAACAGGATTCAGCAATGTGCGAGTAAAACCGAGCTTTTCAAGCTGTGTGTCAATGAATCCTATGATTTCCTTGCACTCGGCTTTTTTACCCTTCGTTTTGTTTGAGTAGACATTGACCTCATACATTACCTGTGCATGATTTTCAATACACTCGGTTGTCCTCGTATTCCGATAAATCTGATTGTCGGTTTCGATAAGTGAGACGCAAGGGAAAGAGGACGGAGACTTGACATATTCACCTGTCATAAAGATTTTCGGGTATTTTTCACGCACCTTTGCAGATACGGTATTGAATACCTCGGTTTCAATATCTATCACCCGAACACCTCCCTCATAATCTCTGAAATCTCATTACAAATCGTATTCATCGCACGGCTCATAGGCATAACGGCTGGTGTACCACGAGTGATTCTTAACTCACCGTCCTCGTAGAAACCCCATTTTTCTTTCCTACCGTTGCCTTTGCCGTAGCCGCCAATTATCATTCCCAGCTCCGCACCGTTTGGGTGAGGGGAACTGCCGGGAGAGCCGTTGTGATATACACCAGCTCCAAACTCGACCCAAACAGCGTCCTCGCCGTTTGCGACTACGACTGTGACCGAACCTCGGTCAGTTATTGAGACATCGACATTCGCATACCTACGACCTCCCGATTTGTCGGTAATATCGTCCACGATAGCCCCGGAGAATCCGCTCTTTGCTTCCTCTGCCAGCCGCTCCGCAACCTTCTGTCGTAGGAGTTCCGTCTTTTGGATAATGTCTTGTTTATAATCAGCCAGCTCTTTAATCGCCCGGTCGATTTCCGTATCGGATAACCCGAACTTGATAACCCTTTTACTCATGTGACATTCACCTTGCTTATTGCAATCGACACGCTGTTAAGGCTCTTTGCAACCTTTTTCACGACATAATCGTGAGGGGTTATAGTTTCGCCATCGTCATTGACTGCCAGCGTACCGTCCTCATTCAACTGGGGAACGGTATCGACCCATAACACGGTGTACTCGTCAATCGAAGGTGCGTCATTATCCATGACAATCACTTTGTCGTAGGCTTCCGATTCACCAAACTGCCGGGTCTGCGTTTCACCTTTGGCGGCAGATATGTTTGCGAAAAACTCAATCGGGTTTCCATGCTTCACATCATACTCACCTGTGACATTACCGTACTCGTCCGTGATAGCTGTTTTTCCCTCGTAAAGCGAGTAGAAGAATCTGCTCTTGTTCCTGTTCATGCACCTCATAGCCGCCACCTCACTTTATAATTCCACAATGAGGAGTAACCACTTTGAGCATTGAGGACGGAACATCTGCGTTCTCATAAGACCGGGTGATACCGTTCTCGGAGTGAGAGGTCTGACCCTCTGCACCTCGCTTATTGAGCAGATACGCCGCTATCTCGCATTGGAGATAGTCATACTGCGGTGGAACTTCTGTCACATCGTCTTTGTACGGATAAGCTCGTGCGATGATTTTTCTCCCAGCAATCAAAAGATATGTGGATAACACTTCGTCAGTATCAGAGCCACCGACCATCGCTCGTAGGGCGTTCAGTTTTTCTTCTTGCGTCATGCTATCCACCTCCTTTTATTTAACCCTTGCTGGAAGTTACAATCTTGACTGCCTTTGTCTCGTCAGTCAGAGCGGCAAGATAATACTTGCGAGAGAAGATGGTATTCTGACGAATATCACCGTCACGCTCCTGTTCAACCTCGACACCCTTCTTGTTGAAAAGGGTAACAGCTTCTCTCGTAGCAACTACGATAGTGCCGCTCACAGCGTCCTTCTTCGTGAACAGGTTCACGCCAGCAACAGTACCGACATAACCAGTACGGGCGAACGCTTCGACATATCTCAAATCCTCGGAAAGATTCTTGCGGAGGGTTGCCATATCTGCCGGGCAGACAAAAGCAAACGCCAGCGGAGAAATCTGTGCCGGGTCGTTGTCGGTGCTCTCGATATCGAGAGTAGCCACAGCGTCAGCAAACGCACCGAAGTCAACCTTCGAGCTGTCAACTGTCTTGGTGGTCTTATTGAACTCTGCGAAAATGTCCGCATTTACGGTGTTAAACATATCCGTACCCATGTGACGAACACCAACAGGAACGAGCATGGGATCGGTCATTTCCTGTTCGTCATAATACTGGAATTTGTTCTGTGCCATGAGGATTTCATACTCCTCCGGGGTGTAAGAAACTTCAATGGACTTCGAGTTACCAACACCCATTGCCAGCTTCTCCGTACCGTCTGTTGCCTTGTAGACATTGATTTTACGCTTCATACCGGCAGTACCCACAAGGGAATTGTCAACAGTACAGAACTGCTGTAAATCCAAATGGGAATTGTACTGGTCTTCAATCTCATTCGAGAGATAGAAATTATCATACAGCTTGTGTGCCATTACTTTTTACCTCCTGTAAATTGTTATCAGCGAGTTTTACTCGCCCTGTGATTCTGTGTACAATGACTTGTACTCTGTCGGATTCTCCTCGGCATACTTCAAACGGTCTGCCGGAGACATTTCACGGAGCTTCTTTAAGGTCATTGTCTTGCTATCCCCATCGGGGGTAGGCTTCGGTGTATCTTTAAGGGCTTCCGCACGAGCTTTCTTTTCCACAGCTTCGAGGTGCTTCTTCTGATTAGCGAAAACCTTTGCGGTATCACCGTTCGCCATAGCTTCTGCGGTGTCTGCCGCCAGCTTTTCTTCGTAACCAGCCGCAAGATATTCAGCCTTGTAATCAGATACCAAACTCTTGTGAAGGAGCAGGTCGTACTTGGACTGTAACTCCTCACGCTCCTCCTGTTCCTTCTGCTTCGTGGCTTCATCATCGGTGAGCTTATCACGGAGCTGTTTCTTGTAATCAGCGGCTTCGCTGTTACTCTTGGAGAGAGCTGTCTTTAACCTCTCAACCTCTGCGGAATTGTCCTCCGGGAGAGTGATAGGCTCGAGAGCGGCTTCGATTTCCTCGACCGTCATTCCCTCTTTGTAAGCGTCTCCCAACAAATCTTTAATGTTCATACGAAAATCCTCCTTCTGCGTTTAATCGGTGGTTCACTCCACAACTGTTTTCCGTTTTTAAGTCTTGTCTGACCTTGCGATTTCGGTTTTCCCTAACCATATTTAAAGCGTTACCGCTTAAACATCTTCCTCACCCGGTTTATCATCGGGGTTATCATCGTCAGCCGGGGTCTGTGCCTGTGCCAGCTCGAGGGCTTTTTGCTGTTGCTCCTCGTAATACTGCATACTCATTGTGTAGGCAGATTCAGCGTCACAGAACATACCCGAACTCTGAAATGCCAACTGTGGGTGTATCTTCGGCTGTTGCAACATCGAGATAAGCACCTGTGATTTACTCTGAATTGCTTCATAATTGCGTCTCGTAAAACGCATATCAATGTCTCTTAAATGCAAATCTATGTCGGACAGCTCCCGGCAGATACGGAGCACCAGTTTGAGCATTTTCTTTTCAGCCTTTTTGAACATGTGCTCGCTGTCCTTTGCCCTTGCTTCTGCGTCCGACCAGCCATCACGAAGCAGTACCGCCGACCCGGTATCACTGGTGGAAGCACCACCGTTACGGTTCGGCATACCGCAGATAGTAAGGATTGCGTTATAATAATCGTCTTTAAGCGTCTGTGATTGCGACTGATTCAGTTCTGTGGTGACTACACCAACATCGGCGGTCTGTCCGTCTACGGACTTAACCTTGATTGCTCCCAGCTCTAAGAACTCCTCATATTCCTCTTTGGTAATGTCGCAGTTAATGAACTTGATAAAAGCCTGTACAATCTGCTCCATACCGTCCATACGGTTACTTTCCACATTGTTGATTGCGTCCAGCAGAGGAAGGACAATCTCGAACGCCCCCAGCCGGGCGTTATTCGCCGGGTACTCAAAAATCGGTATCATATCGAGAGCGTGTGGTTTCGATTCAATCAGCAGACTTTCTTCCACGAGATAATAGCGGTTCTCGGTGTAAATGGAGTAATGCAGTATCTCGTTATCGTCCTTGCTGTATTTGACAGCCATCAGCGGCTTATTGCCTATTTCGTTTGAGTAGACGATAAATGTATCTCTCGGGTCGAGAGTGTACATTTCAAACGGTGCTTCGTCCTCCTCCCCCGGCTCGTCCGGGAGAACAAGACGGTAGGCTGTTCCACATACCATCTGCCATTCAACAATCTCTTGGTCTTGGCTTGCCTTATCCTCTGCAAACATCAGCTCATTGAGAGTATTGATAGCCATTACGGTTTCCTCACCGCCATTTCTGCTCACATACTGGATAGGTTCGCCGCAGAGATAGCCGACTTTGAAGGAGACAATCTCATTCGCCCGGTTCTCCACAATCTTATTGCAGATTTCGGGTCTTACATCTTTAACACGGTGTCTGATAGGCTGTTCGCCCTTGTAATACTTCCACAGGTAATCAATCTCACTACGGTTAAGCTCATGTATAGCGAGAGCTTTCAGAAGAACTTCGACCACATTACTGTCCGTGATTTCCGTAACGCTGGTCTTGATAATCCGTCTGCCGCTCATAAGCCGGGTTGCACTCAACGCCTTTTCCTCGTCTATTTGATGTGCCACGGTGTCTCCCTCCTTTCCGACAAAATAAAAATGGGTGCATGACTGCTTCGAGAACTTAATCTCGTGCAATCATGCACCCACTAATCACATACTAATCTGATTACAGTATAACACTACATATAGCGTAAGTCAATAGACTTATACACAAAATGTGGAAAAATAGCTCTTATAATGTGGATAATCAATCTGAAAATTGTTACCACGGTCTTTTGAACACCTCGACCTTGCTACCCACGAGACTTTGTGCGAACTCTGCCAGCATAGCCATACCATCGGGAACATCATCGTGCTTATTCTTTCCAGCAACCGTATAAGAGGTGAGCATATCAATCATGCGTCCATAATCGCTGTTACGCTTATAGAGAGAGCTATCCTTGAACAGACAATGCTCTTTGACCCACGGACTGTTGACAATGATTTTCGTCTCTTTGTTGGCACTCGTAAATTTTGTCGTAATCCGAGTAATACCTCCCTTACCTTTGACTGCGTTCTGTATCTTCTCGGCAATTCTGCCACCAGCGGAATTACTCTCGAAGCGGCACATTTGAACCTTGTTCTTCGTGAGTACGATTACAAGCCTTGCGTCAACAACATTCGGCAGACCATTATCACATACGCAGTCCTCAATGTAATAATCCTGTCCGTAGACACACGCCACCGGGAGGAAAGCGTAGTCCGTTCCTTTATCCTTCGTATCGCAGATACCGATAATTGCGTCCGGGTCTCCCTCCGGGAGATAGAAGTACCTACGCAATTCGTCAATGTCATAGAGCAGACCCTCACGCTCGATAGGCTGGTTCATAAACAGGGCTTTGAAAGACGCTTCATCGAGATTCATTCTCATGTCCTCGAAATACTGTCTGTCAAATCCAACACCGTAGGTATAATCAAAATTGCTCTCACCGTTATCATCGAGAGCCGGGAGGACAACAAACTTCGCCCTCGGGTCTCCTCCGTACTGTTGTTCAAGCCGACCGATTACATCGTGAACAGACCACCTCGTAGCAATATGGATTTCCTTCGCACCCATTTTCTTACGAGACTTCAAATCATTGGTGTATGTAGTCCACAGCTTATCCAGTCGCTCCTTGCTCATAGCTTCCTCAATGCCCGAGCATAAATCGTCCGCATAGAGGATTTTGTCACATCGGGTCGCACCTGTGAGGGAAGCGTTGATTGCACGACAGGTGAGGGTAGAGAAGCGGTGTTTTTTGTTAAGGTCGATTGTCTCCTCCTTTGAGTTCGTGGACGCAAGCTGTACACCGGGGAACACATCAGCCCACAGGTACTCGCTGTCGGTGATAATCTGATAGACCCCATCGTAAAAGCTCCGGGTCAGCATACCCGAGTGAGCAGAAGCGAGAGACTGTGAATCCGGGTATCTCCCCATGACCCACGACAGGAAGAAAATACCGAGGGTACTCTTGCCAGTACCGGGCGGCATAGAGATTGTCAGCAAGTCCAGCTTATCGTCAATCATATCTTGCATAGCCTGTACGATAGGAGCGAGAACCTTCCGTCTCGGCACATAAAACTTCTTCGCTGGCTCTCTGTTCCATTCGACATAGAGCAGAAAGCTCTCAAAGTCCAGCGGAGCGGCAGTAAGCAGAACCCTCTTGTGAAGCATGAACAGGGAGCGAAGCTCCTTGTCTGTTTCAGACTGCGGAATCCGATTCTCGATAACATCTGATAGCTTTTTCAGATACTCCACGGATAGGGGAATGTCTGTCTTCTGTGTCTCGAGACAGATATGGTACAAATCCTCATAGGCTTGTATATCACCCGGGGTCTTTTTAATTTTATATAAAATCTTATTTAATAAATCCTTCATTTCAAATCTCCTTTCGAGGTCTACCGTTAGGTAAGCGAATTGTCGTGAGAGCTTCTTTAGGTGTCATTTTCTTACGAGCAATTCGATAGGAAACTGTTTGATACGATAAATTGTATTGTTTGCACCATTCCAACGCAGATTTTTGTACTCCATCAATTTCCCACTCGACCTTACACTTTCGAGGAGGGTGAGATTTATTCAAATTTTGTTCTCGAATGGTAGCCCATCTACAATTTTCAGATGAATACCCTTTTGAATTATCGCACCTGTCTAAAGTCAGATTATCGCAATATCCATTTTGTATTGCCCAATCATAGAAGGAAAGAAAGTCATTACGCCATTCATCGCAAACAGTAATTCCTTTTTGACCATAATTCTTATAACTTACATGATTCTTTCTATAACAGCGAGCGTTCATACCTTCCCATATTCGATATAATCTGGTATGCGACAATCCATGTTTCAAATTCATATAAATACCTCCTGTAAACAGAAAAAGGGTGCGTTACCGTTCAGAGACTTAACTCTGTGCGATAACGCACCCTTCATAAAAATAATTTATTTTTCAACTGTAATCAAATCCGTTTCGACCAGCTTCTCCATATTCTCGTCATAAGCAGTCAGAACAAATTCGACCTGTTCCTGTGGCTCACCGTTCAATATCCACGACTGGGTGAACTTCTTTCCCGGTCGCATTGTTGCCGGAGTGCCGCTGGTGAATGTCACCATTTCATCGTCCACGGAAGAATCCGAGGGGTAGACCGTGATTGTTTGGTCTGCCTTATTTTCCAGCTCCACGACAAAACACCAATATCCGAAGCTGTCCGAGAACCCCAGCGAGGTTGCCTTAAAAACCTCGTCCTCATAAATGACCGTTTCCTCTGTCTGCGTCTCCTCGGTAGAGACTGGTGTTTCCGTATCCTCCATATCAGACCCCGGACTTAATACAACGCATATCCCGAGTATCATCAGACAGACGATAAAGCCTATCAGATACCCGATATAGGAGCGGCTGTGCCTTGCTCCTTCAATGACAGCAAATGCGAATAAAATAATACCAACAATAATTGTTATGCCAGCTACGACAGCAATCATAAGCTCACCTCCAAAATCGGCTGGTGTACTCCCTGTACCCAACCCATATCACCATATTTGTACATTCCTTCGTAGAACTTCCTGTTTGAGAGAATCCCCCGGACTGTGGAAATCTGAAACCGCTTGCCCTTCCGGGTGCGGTAGCCCTTATCGTACAGCACCTCGCAAATATCCGTCAGCGATGTACCTTTTTGGTCGTGTTCCGTAAACACCAGCTCCACAATCGGCTTCTCCTCGGGGTTTATTATGAGCCGCCCATCGCTCACACCATACCCATAGGGTTTGTTTCCTCCCGAGTAGCCGCCACACCTCGCTTTGAGTGACCGCCCCTTGCCTGTACGGAGGGCGATGTTCTTCCGTTCCTGTTCCGCAACAAACATCAGTAGAGAGCGGTATATGTTGGCAAAATCGTCACCTTCCGAGAAATGCTCCTCGGTAGACAAAAGAGACACATTCCGCTTTTCCAGCGTGTAGAAGTAGTAGAAGTACAGCTTCGTGTCACGAGCTACCCGGTCATTCTTAAAGACAATCACCGCTTCGTGTTCCGGGAGCTGGTCGGGCTGGTAGAGAATCTTGTCAAGCTCCGGGCGGTTGTCCTTCGCACCGCTGATTGTGTCG